AGACGGTATTGAAGCTAGTGCTGACGTAACTGACACAGCTAACGTGACTGCCGCTGGCGCACTTATGGATAGCGAAGTTACCAACCTTGCTCAAGTCAAAGCGTTTGACAGTGCTGACTATGCTACGGCTGCACAGGGTACGACTGCTGATGCTGCTTTACCAAAAGCCGGTGGCACTATGAGTGGTGACATAGATGGTAATGGAAACAAGGTTTTATTTGCTAACGTCTATTCAACAACAGGTGATCTGCCTAGTGCATCAACTTATCATGGTATGTTTGCCCACGTTCATGGCACAGGTAAAGGTTACTTTGCACATAGCGGTGCGTGGGTTCCTCTGGCTAATGATGCAGATTTAACTACTACCACAACTACAGCAAACGCTGCTTTACCTAAATCTGGCGGTGCCGTTACTGGTGATGTAACCTTCGGCGACAACGACAAAGCTATTTTCGGTGCTGGGTCTGATTTGCAGATTTACCATGAGGGCAGTGTATCAGTAATTTCTGAGCAAGGAACTGGCGACTTAAATATTCAAACAAATGGGAACGGAATTTCATTATTAGGTAATGGCGGTTCGGAGTTCATGGCAGCGTTTGTTTCTAATGGGGCTGCTAGTTTATTTTATGATAACAGCAAAAAGATTGAAACCACCAGCACAGGCATCGACGTAACAGGTAAGATCACTGCCGATGATGAAGTAATAATTGAGTCTACTTCTGGTTATGGGCGTATTGAGATTGGTGGCCCATCTGGTGCATTTATTGATCTAAAGTCGCCATTTAGTGATGATTATGATGGGCGTTTAATAGCAAACGGTACATCACTTTACCTAACTACAAGCTCAGACATTCCAATTATGTTGAAGCATAATGGTGCTGAAAAAATGAGAACCACCAGCACAGGCATCAACGTAACAGGCAACATAGCCGTCACAGGCACGGTGGATGGTCGTGACATTGCAACAAACATTCCTGCGTCACTAGGCACGGCAGGTCAGGTTCTAACAGTTAACGCAGGTGCAACGGCTGGCGAGTGGGCGGATGCTGCCTCCGGTGGCGGTAATGGACCTGCATTCTCAGCTTTTTAAGGGGATAAAATCATGACAGTCCAAAAAATACATACTATAAGAGGGTACAGTACTGCCAGTCCGGGGGTTATATACACATGCCCTACGGGCAGGGTTGCTAGAATTAGAATTAGCGCGCACTTTATAGATTTTAGGTTTACTATTAACGACAATAACTCTACAGACAATTGGTTGTATAATGAGTCCATTAGAGCAGTTACAGTATCTAATGGTAAATTTGCTTGGCAAGCATCCGGCACCAGCACCAACGTAAATCAAGGTTATTACGTTACGGAGATGCAGGATGGTTCTGTTTTTAATACACTCAATCCTGGGCTTTACGCAGAGTTTCTAACCCTTTCAGCAGGTGAAGACCTTAGACTTTACGAGGAAGGGAACGGGTCGTGTAATTATCATTTAGAAATCATTGAAGAGGACAACATATAATGAACCGTAAAAAATACCAAATATTTTGTGTAGACAGCGGAATGTGCCTTGGGGTTGTTTCTGGCTGGGATGAGTTCCAACTAGAAGCTAATACACCTGATAACCAATTTTGCATAGAAGTCGCTACTGGCGACCCTCTTGCCGTGGCTAATGCTGCTATGGTTGACGGACAGAGACACATTGTACATTCAAAACCGTTACCAGAAGTTCCAGAGGGTCAAAAGTTATATAAAACAGGTTTTGAATTAGATCCAGAGGATGGCAAGTATTACTATAGTTACACCATTAAAAGCCTTGAAAAGTAACTTTAAAGTGAGGATCGTACGATGAAATACTTAATTCTAATATCTACCCTAGCATTAGCTGCATGTTCAACCAAAAACGATGTGGCTATGAACAAAGACTACCAACTAGCTGTAGCTGAAAGTGAAAAAGCTCGAATGTATGCTATAAGAGAAATTGCAAGCCAGGGGGAAACCGGTGCTGTAGCTGCTGCTATGATGCTGCAAAGCCAAGGAAATAAATCTCATGCGGCACCTCGTAGTAGCGGTGATAATGCTTTGGCATGGGCGCAAGTCCTTGTCCCTGCTACCGTTCAATCTGCTGGAATTGCTGTAAATGGTTTGGTTGCTAGGACTCAATCTAACAACAACAAAGACGTTGCAATAGTAAACAGCAATAACACCACAGCAGTTGCGGTAGATACAAACTCAACTATGGCTACGATTGCCGAAGTTACTATTGTTAACCCAGAAGTTGTTAACCCAGAGGTCGTGACCAGCACGAACACTACCGCCAATACAAATACAAACACGGTTGTTTGCCTGACTGATGCTGACCATAGCTGCGAATAAGAAAAGCAAGGGGGCTTAACATATGCTTGGCTTTACACCATTAGCAGCCACGCCATTAGCAGACAGTGGTGTAAGGCAGTATAACCTTTCCGTAGACAGTGGGTCGTTCAGCCTTGTTGGTCAGGACATTGCGCTAACTATCCGTGACAACTTTATTGTTGATGATGGTGGATTCAACCTTAACGTACAAGACGCCATAGTCACGGCACAGCTTAACATTGATGCGGATGCTGGGTCGTTTACAACCACTAGTCGGGATGCTGGCTTCCGCTTCGACGCCAAGTTAATTGCGCAACAGGGTACATACATTGTTTCCCGCCAAAACATCACCGATCATACACGCAAGGTTGCTGGCATTGGCCAATTTGCGCTGGACGGGCAGGACATTGGCGTCAACTTCCCTATGGCTGCTGAAAGTGCGAGCTTTTCTATCGCAGGTCAAGTTAGCGTATTTGGCGTCACAATGCTTGCTGGCTCTGGTGCGCTTGCGCTGTCGGGTCAGGCTGCGAATACAAACACAAGCATAGTCTCTGACAACGGATCGTTCACCGCAACTGGTCAGGACGCCAACCTTTTGCCAGTTGTCATTCTGGATGTTGACCCTGGAATATTTGCTCTCACCGGCCAGCAGAATGTGCTGGCAAGGAACTATGCCTTCGCCGTTGATGCTGGCGGGTTCACGCTTACCTTTACCAACACTGATACTGCGACAAGCGTTAAGGCCGACACTGGTTACTTTACGCTGACAGGGCAGGACTCGGTTCTAAATGTTGGCGAGACGCTAAATGCAGATGCTGGCGTATTTGCTGTCACAGGCCAAGACATCAATTTTGATGTCAGCGACAACTTTGTAGCAGAGGCCGGCATATTTAGCCTCAACACAGAGACCGTTGCGCTCAAGGCTCGCTTCCACATTTACCCCGAGGTTGGTAGTTTTGGGCTGCAGGGGCAAGGCGCTGGCTTCATCGAGTCTGAGGTTGTTGTTGCCGAAACTGGCAACTTTGCTCTGACAGCGGGTGAAGCGCAGTTAATACCAGTGCTGACGCTGCCTGCTGCAACTGGCACGTTTGCGCTGGCTGGCCAGAATATCGGTATCGGTCAGTTCTTCAGGATTGATGGCGTTGGCGTGTTTACGTTGGATGGGCAAGATGTTGATCTTAACGCTCTGCGAGGCAGACGTTTTGAATATGCCAACAAAAATACCAAAGCGGTGCTGTCGCAAGCTAACGCAAATAGTGTTATAGTCACTGCAAGTAAAAACGAGGCTGCTTAACATGACCTTTAAGATCAAAGAAAACGACACCACGCCTTCATTGCGAGCAGAGTTGCTGAATGGCAGTGGGAATGCAGTTGACCTGATCGGGACAACTGTTCGCTTCTACATGAGGCCAATGGGGAGTTCTACAGTGGCCATTGATGAGGTCGCGTCAGTTATAAGTGAGGCTGGCGGAATAGTTCAGTACGATTGGGCCGATGGTGATACCGCAGATGTAGGCTCTTACCAGGCCGAATTTGAGGTGACTTACTCTGACGGCAATGTTGAGACGTTTCCAAACTCAAACTACATCGGTGTTGAAATTATAGACGACATATCTTGAAGGCGGTTACTAGAATGGAAATGGATGCAATGTGGAGCGCATTACTATCAATCGTCATCACGGGTATTGGCTTTTGGGTCAAGTCGTGGACGGGTGAGATTACGCGCTTGCAGATCTTGATTAACCGCACGCGCGAGGAATACATCACGAAGGCCGATAGCGCCGAACAGATGAATAGGGTCATGACGCGGCTGGATGGCCTAGACGCCAAGATTGACCGCCTGATTGAGAGAAAGTGATGCTCTGCGCTCTGGTCTTCGTGAGCTTTGGTCACGCATGGGTGCAGGGCGTAGGCAATGTTTTGGTTAAATCTTGCTACTATGAGTGCGGCCAAGCGAAGATTAGTAAAGGTCAATGGTATGACCGCAAGTACAGCGTGCCACCGCACTACGTCTGCCCATTGAGGTTCGCAGAAGCATGATTGACCCGATTTCCGCTATTGCAGTTGCCGCCAGCGCAGTAAACAATGCCAAGTCGCTGATCGCCGCTGGCCGCGATGCGTCAGGCGCATTGAGCAAGTTCGCCGGGGCTGTTTCTGACGTAAATTACGCAGCTGAGAAGGCGAAGAATCCGGGTGTGTTTGCGTCTCTGACTGGCTCCGCAGAACAGGCTGCAATCGACGCATTCTCTGCGCAAAAACGCTTGCAGGCGATGAAGAAAGAGATCGAAACAATCATCATGTATCAGCATGGTCCTCAAGGTCTGGAAGAATACAAAGACACACTCCGCAAGATCAGAGCGCAGCGCAAGAAGACTGCGTATCGTAAGGCCGAAATCAAAGAGGCTTTGATAATGTGGGTGGTCGGCGGCATCATCGTGATGGCGGGTATCGCCGGGTTGGCAGCGGTGCTGTACTTGATTGGCAAGCAACAGGGGAAATGGTGATGGACGGAAAGGCAATAATGGGTGCTTTGTTCGCTGCGCTTCTGGCTTTGCTTGGCTGGAACATTTCAACGACGCATGAGTTGACTTTGCAAGTCCAGAAACTGGAGATTATCTTGCTCAACGATGCTTTCGCAAACTGACAGGGAAAATACATGGCACACACAGTCTTAGATAATTGGAAAATACTGCCGCGCTTGATGATGTTCGTCACGACGGTCATGTACATACGCTGCTTAGAGTGGGCAATGGGTCAACCCGATTTGTCAGTAAGTCAGGCGGGGCTGATCTCGGTTGTCACTGGAACCTTCACAGCGGCCTTCTCCATCTGGATGGGGAAAGAGTCAAAGACCACTGTGACGCCAACCAAGATCGTGCATGAGGAAAGGTATGACAAATGAGCATTCTGAGTGCGCTGATTGCGCCAGCCACTGAGCTGGCGGGCAAGTTCATCCAAGACAAAGACCAGGCCGCACGCTTGGCGCATGAGTTGACTACGATGGCCGACAAGCACGCGCAGCAAGCCATGCTTTCTCAGATTGAGGTCAACAAGGCTGAAGCGGCCAGTGGGTCTGTATTCAAGGGCGGCTGGCGTCCGTTCATTGGTTGGGTTTGTGGCACTGCGTTTGCATATCACTTTGTGCTGCAACCATTTATAGTTTTCGGCGTCACCGTAGCTGGTGTCGCCATACCGGAGTTGCCTACGTTTGACATGGGCAGCTTAATGACCGTGATGATGGGGATGCTCGGCCTGGGCGGACTCAGAAGTTACGAAAAAAAACAGGGACTGACGAAATGAGCAAAGCAATGGCTACCCTCCAAGCTAAAATCGGCGCAACAGCCGATGGCGAGTTTGGCCCGAATACGGCGCGGGCAATCGCAAAGTATTTCAACCTATCCCCAGCGCGCGGCGCACACTTGATGGGGCAGGCGTCACATGAAAGTGGTGGCTTCAAGCGCACCCGTGAAAGCCTGTACTATATCTCACCAGAGCGCATACAAGCTGTATGGCCATCGCGCTTCCCAACTGTTGAAGATGCAGAGCCTTACGCCAGAAACCCAACTGGGCTTGCTGGGAAGGTTTACGCTGGCCGCATGGGCAACGAGAATGAGGCGCAAGCCAGCCTATTTATAGGTCGAGGATTTCTACAGCTCACCGGGCGGAATAATTATCGCTCGTTTGCGTCCGATATGGGTGTGCCGGAAGTTATGACAGACCCAGACTTGGTGGCAGACGATTACGCCTTTGAGACTGCTTTGTGGTTTTTTGACAAGAATGACTTGTTTAAAATTGCCGATGAGGGTGTGACGGATGACGCCATCAAGCGCATAACCCGCCGCGTAAATGGCGGTTATCACGGTCTGGGTGATCGAAGCAACCAGAGCAAGAAAATCCACACTTGGCTAATGGCCTAGTCTAGCCAAGTTAGCTAAGTGCAGGTCCAAGATCAGAAGGCCAGCGCAGCGGTCGGGAGAGCGGGCGAGCATATGGCACTCGCTCGGCTTTCTCTAGCTGGTTATCTATGCACTCTATGTCAGATCAGAGACCACGATGCGTATATACAGACCGTTGCGGGTGTGCTTACCTTGCAGGTAAAAAGCGCCAGCAAAACGCATGGATTGGGCCGAAAGTACAAATTCCACACAGTTAAAAAGAGCGGGCAGCGGTCAGACGTTTACGCCTTTGTCGCTGTGGATCTGGACGCTGTCATCTTTCGCCGTGGAGACGAAGTTATCAAGGCGACAACATATGTACCAGAGGCAGAATTTCTAAACGAAAGCCAGTCGATGCAAAAAACTTTGGACAGCTTTAAATAGGTGATGTTATACTTGAAAAACCAAGCGGTATTTTGTATCTGTAACTCATAGAAACGAGGTTCCACAATGTCCGCACTATCTGCCCTATACAAGCGTGATGAATACGCCACTGATCTAAGGATTAGGGATTCTGCCGAATTTGTAGGCAAACTCTATCAAATTTCTGGTGCGAAAAGCGATGCCAAGGCCAGAATATCTACAGATAGTTATGGGGTGGTCTATTGCACGACAACAATGGATATTGCCAAGTCCCTTCGTGACTTTCTATTTGAGGACGTTAAAGTAAGTGGTCGCGGCGTGTGGACCAGAACAAGCTTGGGTGAATGGGAAATTAGCGATTTTACAATAACAGATTTTGCACCAATCAAGCGAGAAGGTTTGCGTAGTGCGGTAAATCGCATTAGAGATTTGAATATTACATGGCCAGTTGACCCATTGGGTGAAATCGCTGCATTCGATGAAAAGATTGAGGCACCGCACCAATGATCGTCGCCTTCGATAATATGTGGATTTGGTTTGTCAAGTATAACATCGCCTTTAAATAGTGCCTTGCGGGTCGGCGTGGGTTTGATTACAAAGTCTGAGTGGGTGGCTCAACCTTAACCGTTTATTGGTTTTGCGTTACCAAATGTGCCAGCATTAATTGGCCACCCACACGATTACTAGAATATAATACCCACTAGCGCCATTAAGCCAGCGCCCGCGACGAAGCCAAAGATGGCTCCAATCAGACCGGCTGCGTTTATCATGCGCTCGATTTCTTTATCATCCATCTAAACTCTCCACCATTTCTATTCTCTCACCGATCCACCGCATGACTGGCACGGCCATTGAGTTGCCCATCGCCTTGTATCGGGGGCCATCTGGGCAATCTTCTGCGGCTTTGTTGCGCCACGGTATTTGCGTGAAGTTGTCTGGGAAGCCTTGCAGGCGCTCGCATTCTGTTGGGGTTAAGCGTCGCACTTGCAGGTCATTCATGACCGCTGGCGTTTTGCTCTTATCCAGAGTTGGCGTGACTTCCGTTGACACGCTGTCGCCTTGGTTGGCGCTATTCTGTGCGCCGAAGGCTATTGGCAATGTTTCTGTTGTCGGATCGTATGCGCTTCCCGTGCGAGTTGTGAGGCACTGAGCCACAACAGCCTCCGCTTCTACTCGCTCGTTGCCTGTGCGACTGAATGGAGCGCCTTGTGTAACTGTGGGGGCAGCTTCTTGCCCCGCTTCTCTGCTCGGCGCAGTATGCCCTGACATGCTTTCGCGCTCAAAAAGAACCGCTGCGGCACGTCGCCAGTCTCCAAGGTATCCGACAACGAACACACGGCGGCGGCGCTGTGCCACTCCGAAGTATTGAGCGTCAAGCACTCGGTAGGCGAACCCATACCCGAGCTGGCCCAGCGCCCCGAGAAAGGTTCCAAAATCCCGCCCTCGTTGGCTAGACAAGACGCCGGGGACGTTCTCCCAAACCAACCACTTGGGCTGATACTGTGCAGCAATGGCAAGATAGGTGAGCATGAGATTTCCCCTTGGGTCATCAAGTCCCTTGCGAAGTCCTGCGACTGAGAAACTTTGGCAGGGGGTTCCTCCGACCAGAAGGTCAATTGATCTGTCAATGGGCCACTCCTTAAATTGCGTCATGTCGCCCAAGTTAGGGACATTTGGATAACGATGCGCCAGCACGGCGCTTGGGAACTTTTCTATTTCGCTGAACCATTGCGGTGTCCAGCCAAGAGGATGCCACGCGGCTGTGGCCGCTTCAACGCCAGAGCAAACGGAGCCATATTTCATGCTTCATCCTCAAACTTATTCGACAGCGGTTTGATTGGCTGCTTGCTGAAGATCCACCGCCACTGCGGCTTTGTGTACCCAGGCACCTTGATGAAATCGCGCACACGGTACAGCTTCCCAGCGTCGGCCATGTTGTTGAGATAACTTGAGGTGCGAGCAATGCTCTCACCGAGCATACCAGCTCCCTCAGAGGCCGATATGCGTTGGTCATAGCGCAACATTCGGAAAAGACGCTCACCCTGTTCTATGCCGTGCTGGCGGCGCTTCTCGGCCAGCTCAATCGCACTTGGGTGCATCGTTGACTTGCGAGCCTCACGCGATGGCAGAGGATCACGATTGCCGAGTTTATGCTGCAACTTCTCAAACTCAAGCAAACAGTGGCCATAAGTGATCTCAAACCGCTCATGCTTGTCTGTGACGCCCTCTAGCATAGATTTCAGTCGGGCTTCGGAAGATCGCTGATCGCGGACTTTAGCTTCTCTAGCAGAGCGCCTTGCTCTTGCAGCCTCTGCTGCAACGCTGGTCGCATCGCTGTCTTCGGTTCCGACAGAAGAATTGAGTTTACTCTTTCTAGCCGTTTTATATATTGCATTATTAGGTCCATATTCGCGCCTTTTTCGCTTGAGGGTTATATTAAGTTTACTTGTGATCCGACCAACGGTGGACGGGGTTACGCGCAGCAATTCGGCAATTTCGCTCTGTGACATATCCATCTCTGCGCACCTGATAACCTGATCGGTCAAGGTTTCAGCTTCCTGCTTCATTCGTCTTCCTCGCAAAATAAGCCGCAATCGGGCATAGTTTTAAGTGGGCGTCCCTTTGCCTTCGGGTCAAGTTCGTCAAGAAAGATGCGCTCATTCTTAACGCGCACTAGCCTTGCGCCAAGCCTGCGCGATTGCTCCGCACGCTGGTCAAACACTTCTGGAAATTCGCGGCGCACCAAATTCCAATATGTCGGGCTGGTTGCTTTTACGCAGCCAATGCAGTTGGCGTTTGGAAAGCCTCGATTATAAATCTCAGGCAACTTTATGCCAGCGGAGCGGATCATATCCGCACAGTCGTTCTTGGTCATGTTGGCGTCGATCAAGATAGGCAATACATTGTCGCGCTCAGTCATAACGAAACGATCATGCCTGTTGCGCTCATCAACGGTAAAACCAAGCACATGCCAATCAACGGGGTTGCTCTCTTCCCATTCTTGGCGGGCGCGTTTCTTTAGCTCAACTGTACACGGCGCACCGTGAGGGAACGCCATACCCTTACGGCGGTCAAAAACGTCAACCACAGAAGCCAAGGGATATTTGGAGTTGACTGCGTATTGGATGTCAATGCCAACCCAATTTGCAACATCTTCAGCAAAACGCATATTGTCATGATGCTCCTCAATCACAGGATTATTGACGGCGTACACGCTGTCAGCGCCGTATTTATCAACAGTGAGCTTGAGCGCCGCCGCACTGGCCGCGCCGCACGAGAACCAGACTGCTATCTTCATTCGTCTTCCTCCAGCGGCTCGATCTGGCCTTTTCCATTGCAGTTGTCGCAATCTTGCACTTCCGACTCAAAGTCGCCGTGCCAGGTCGCACTCTGACGCACCCAGACCTCGCGCTCAACTTGGCCATCGCCATCGCACTCAGGGCAATCAATTAGCTTGCTCATATCAAGTCTCCACGAAATCGGAGGCGTTCATGGCCCACAAGATAAAATTAGGCTTGGTCAGGCCGACGCGATTATATACAGCGGCCTTGGCAATGCGCCCAGCACTGAAATTGCGCTGGGCTGAATTGCCTGCTGTTTTGCTGTCAATGTTAAGATAGTCGGCAATCTCAGAGGTCGTGCAATATTTCGTCTCACTAATGTAAGCAAAGACAGCCTTGTCTAGCTTTTGCGGTGATATTGGCTCTGGCTCTGGCAGCTCAATAACCTCACCAGTGGTTTCTGGCTGCGGGACTTTAACGCCGTTTTCGATCTTAATCGCCATCCAAGGTGTGGAGCTGGCCTTGTCGGAATAGTTCGGGATGAGGACGGCGTTGATGCTGTCGCCAGCCTTCACATCATGATCGTCAACAACGCCAGCGGGAATAAAAACGCCCTCTGCGCTTTCTATGTCATACGCAAAACAGAAGCCGTTGAAGTGGACATTCGTTATAATGATTGATTTGGTGTGCATTGTATCTTCCTTGTTTTAACATTCTGTAACTCTTCATCACATATCATAACAATATTGGCAACACATATTTTGTGCTTGCAATGATATTTATTTAATATTAAGGGTAGGGGGCAAGTATAGGAGGGTCCAATGGATCACAAGCAACTGATAGGTTTTACCCAGGCCCAGAAGGAAGCCATCGCAGAGGCGGCACGACGATCTGGGTTGTCATTCACAGCATTTGTGCGGAGTTCCGCCGTATCAAAGGCCGCTGATGCTGGCGTTGAAGTAACGCAGCCGCGAGTTGATTAATGGTTAACGGGCGCAACAAGGGCGCATCGTTTGAACGCGAGACAGCCAACGCCTTGCGCGATGAACTCGGAATAGGCTTTAAGCGCAATCTAATTCAGTATCAGGAAGCTGATCACGGTGACTTGACGCCAGATGATCCGGCGTTTCCGTTTACTCTGGAGCTTAAACGCTACAAAGACGGACCTATCGGCGGCTCTATAGGCTGGTGGGAGCAAGTTAAAACCGCCGCAGAGCGTGAGCAAAAGATGCCGTGCCTGATTTACAAATACGACCGCAAGCCAATGAGATGCGTGATCCCTCTGGCTGCGTTAACCGATTGCGATCACGATTACACAGTTGAGGTCGATTTCGAGACCTTCTGCTATATTGCAAGGGAGAAACTAGGATGAATGACGAAGAGTACATGCAGATATATTGCGCCGCTTTAACTGGATTAATCGCAGCGCAAGGTCAAAACGATTTATTGACAAACAGTAAAGAAATCTTGGATTTTGAGGAAATACAAATTCCAGATGTACGCTTTGCAAGACAACAAGTGGAGATCGATCAAATTGATCTGTTTATTGGCTTGACTACAGTTGCTGGAATGATTGCAAACCATGCCCGAGAAGAAATAGCGGAAAGATTAGAAGCATGATCCCCGCTAACAAACTATCCAACTGGCAATATCACGCCACTGACGCGATTAGCTCATCTGACGTTAAAATGGTGCATAGCAAGTCGCTGGCACACTGGAAGGCCAAGGTCTACAAATCCAGCGTGGCATTCGACCTTGGCACTTGCACCCACTCAATGGTGCTAGAAGATGGCGCTGGAATGATCCGGGGGCCAGAAACCCGCCGAGGCAAAGCATGGTCAGAACTGCACGAACAAGCGCAGGCAGAAGGTAAAACCCTGCTAACCTGTGGTGACTATGATCTGGCTCGTGAGATGGCAGACAGTGTGCTGTTCCATCCAGCAGGTCAGCGAATGGCAGGCGACACAACAGTCAATGAGGCGAGCTTTTTCGCTCCAGACCCAGACAGCGGTTTGCAGCTTAAAGCGCGCCCCGATAGCTATTGGGACGCAAAAGGTGTCATCTATGACCTCAAAACGTGTCAGGACGCCAGCCCTCGCGGTGTGGCGAAAGACATGCAGACCTACAACTACGCCATCCAGGCTGCGTTCTATTTGCATGTTTTATCGCTGGCAGGCTATGAAGCCAAGCAATTCGTCTTCGTGAATGTTGAAAAGACAGCGCCGTTTGCTGTATCAACGAACACTCTATCACCCGAATATCTTGACTGGGGGACGCAGCAAATGCACCTGACCTTAGACAAGATTGCAAAAGCCAACGAGGCCCAAAAGTGGGACACTGGTTGGTCAGATCAAACTAATGTGATTGATCTGCCACGATGGCTACAAGCCGACTTTAACTAGGAGAAAACACTATGGCTAAAACTGACTTCAAAAGCGTGATGGTGCGCAATGTGGAATTTAAATACCCTCGCCTGAACGCAACCTATCGTTATAATTCATCGGAAAAGCGCAGCGAGGAAGCCGCGCCAACAGCATCCGGAGCCGCATATTCTATAGGTTGGGAGATGAACAAGGATGACGCCGCAAAGCTACACGCGGAACTGAAAGCCCATTACGAAACCTGTGATACTAAAGGCCCGTTTTCGAAAGTATTCGGAATGAAGAAGCTGGAAAACGGCAATTATGAGTTCAAAGCCAAGCGAAACGGCGTGAACGCACAGGGCGTTTTAAACGAAAAGCCTCGCGTAATTGACGGCATGAAGAAACCTCTGGCTGATGTATCCTTCTGGACAGGCTCCAAAGGCAATATAAAGGTGACTGCATATCCGTCTCAAAACCCGCAAACGAACCCGCCGGAGAACGGCATCTCACTACTGATCGACACTGTTCAAGTTACTCACGCAGTCTATGGCGGCGGTGGTCTTGATGATTTCGATGAAGTGCCAACAACGATGTCCGGCGGTATTGACGCATCGTTGGATGACTTTGGCCCAGCAGCAGCTCCAACTGCGTCACCTGCGGCTGATATGGCCGCCGCTTTAGACGACGAAATCCCGTTTTAAGCATAAGAAAACCCCGGCAGTTGGGACGCTGCCGGGGTTCCATGGGAGAAAACAGACCGTGATTGGTGAAAGGGTCCGAACATGAACAGACTAACAAAAACAAGCGAAGTTGGCAAGAAGCAGCTCCTGTTAGCGCATGGTGCGCACGATACAAAAATTGGCGACAAATACTTAGAATATGACGGCATCACCCTGAATGAAATAGCCAAGATGGTGAACAAGCCGCAGGCGAAAGAAAAAGCCGACGCCTCATTTATCATTGCATCAACCTATCGTGACTACGATGGTCGGAACCACGCGACCCAGCGCGAGCATGGAGAATACTGGCTGCTGTCCCTAGATGTTGACGAAGGTGATCCATCGCTGACAGAGCTGCGCACAGCTGTTGCCACAGTTACAGGTGATGCGTCCGCACTGTTCTATTCCTCGTCTGGGGCCAGCGAAGACAATCGCAAGTGGCGCGTGCTAATTCCGCTGGCCCTGCCAATACATGGTGAAGATTACGCCGACGCGCAGCTCGCTTTGCTTGACCTAATGCAGCAGGAGGGCATCACCTGCGATGCTGCGCTCTCCCGCACTGGTCAACCGATCTACCTGCCAAACGTACCGCCAGCTCGCAGGGATTCGCAGGGTGCGCCGAGCTTTTACCACGGGGTTCTCCATCGCGGCGGCGGGATGCTTATTCCAGAAGAAAGTAAAATCTGGGCAAACCTAAAGTTCAGACGTAAGAATGAAGCCATAGCAGCAGAACTTGCCGCCGCCGAGAGGTCACTTCGCGCACAGGAGCGTGAAAATAATCGCGGCAAGTATGACGATGATGACCCAATTGACGTATTTAACCAACGTCACACCATAGCAGACATCATGCTAAAATACGGATACGAGCGCAAAGGCAGATCAGACAGCTATCGCAGTCCAATGCAGTCAAGCGGATCGTTTGCCACCAAGGACTTTGGAACGCACTGGGTCAGCCTATCCGGCTCTGACAGAGCATCCGGTATCGGTCAGGCCACCGGCGAGTTCTGTTACGGCGACGCTTTCGACATCTGGGCGCACTTTGAACACGGCGGGAGAATGTCAGACGCGGTGCGCGAATACGGCAAGGAAATCCGCCCAACGCCAGCAAAGCAGCGCGAAGAGATCGTAAAGGCGGCGTCGGACCCATACGCTGACTTTGATACCATTCCAGATCCAGAGCCGCAGCCAGTGCAGCCTAAAGCTACAATCATAATACCGAACGCAGAGCAAAAGCCGATCTTCTGGCTTAAGGACGCCGAACCAGTGCTGACATCATCCTACCTCATTAAGGGATGGCTGGGTCGAGGCCAGATGTCAGTGGTCTATGGGCCATCAAACGTCGGCAAGTCGTTCTTCTGTCTTGACATGGCGCTTTGCGTCTCAGCCAGCGTGGACTGGCAGGGCAGCAAGGTTAAAGGTGGGCCAGTGCTATATCTGGCCACCGAGGGCGGCAACGCATTCCAATCGCGCTGTGTGGCACTGCGCAAACAGTACGGCATCTTTGACGCTCCGCTAGCTGTCAGGCCGTCGCCCGTTGATCTGCTGCGTCCAGAGGCCGACTTGGCTGGCCTGATTGAACTGTGCAAGCAGATCGAGGTCGATACGGGCGAGCCGCTGGCAATGATCGTGATCGACACGCTATCCCGCGCAATGGCTGGCGGCGACGAGAACGGGCCGACAGATATGACATCCTTTATTGCCAACGTCGACGCGCTGCGTGATGTAACGGGCGCACATATTATGATCGTGCATCACTCTGGAAAGGACGCAGCCCGTGGTGCGCGGGGGCATTCGAGTTTAAAAGCCGGGGCGGATTCTGAGATTGAGCTGGAGGTAGACGGCAAGCTGCGCACAGCCACCGCGACCAAACAGCGTGATCTGGAGCCGCAAGATCCATTTGTGTTCACACTCAAGGTACATGAGCTGGGCAAAGATGAGGATGGAGATGCGGTCACAACCTGTACCATTGAGCAGGCAGACCCCGACGATGTAGCCGACATGCAGCAGAAGCGACCAAGCGGCGCAAACCAGAAAGTTGTCGTGTCAGCCTTCAAACAATTGCGCGGCGAGGGCATCGGTGGCTCAAATCCAACTGGTCCAGGCTGGCCAGAAAGCGGCAAATTCTGGTGCATTGACGAAGAGAGTTTGAGGGAGTTTGCTAGGGGCAAAATGACCTCCGCCAACCCATCTGGAGCCTACACAGCGGCGATCAAAGGGCTAATCTCAAGCGGCTATATGGTGCAAAATGAGGGCAAAATATGGATTTCTGCCAAGGAAGGCAGGGTCACATGATGTACGATTTTGCTACGATTTTCATGTTATTGATTTTGCACAGTATAAACACGTTTTTCGTATTTTTCGTAGCTAATCGTAGTCAAAATCGTATGATTGGACATGACCTACGAAGAATACGATTTGCCTATAAGGCAATCGTATTAGTATGTCGGGAGAAAATTAATGGCTAAAAAGACAGCCAAAGCTAAGGCCGCGATGGCCAATCGCGGAACCTTCGACAGTAAGCATACTGACTACGGAGAACCGATCCACTACAAGGTAGCAGCAGCGGTCGAGCCGTTTACCTTCGCATCAGCAGCGGCCAGCAAGGTGTGGGGCGATACGTTGGTCAATTGTGTGCCGCCAGCATACGCTCTCAGATACCGTGAGCTGCGTGGCGATCTGGAAGCCGCGATGGTTGCAAACGATCACGAGCTGTGCGTTGATCTGGCCACAAGCCTGATTAAGGCGCTTAAAATGATGAACCTGAAAGCGCGGCAGGATGGCCATGAGCCACCAAAGGTTGACGGGCATATCTGCGAATGGGGCGGAAAGATATATTGCTTCCTCGCCAGCGGCGATATAAGCGCCGTCAGACGCGCAAACCCAAATTGGGTGGTGTACCCCATATCTGACGTTTGTGCCGTCTTAAACGCGCTTACAGACGATCTGGTGGCCCCTGTGGTCAATGAGTTCCCGAAAGCCAAGATCACAGAGGTCAGAATGTACGATGATGAAATTAACTTTGAACCAAACGGAGAGTAAAATGACAGACAACGTAAGAACGCAAGTGCTGAAGGAAGCATCGCAACTCATCAATGGGGAACGGGCGAGGCACTACGGTGAACCAAGTGAGAACTTCGGCTGCACTGCTACATTGTGGCAGGCTTATCTCGGCTATCCAATCAGCGCGTCTGATGTTTGTCACATGATGGCGCTGCTAAAAATAGCCAGGTTACGCAACGGCAGCCACAGAGACTCATCAGTGGACTGCGCTGGCTACATGGCCCTCGGTGCCGAGTGTGATTCAAGTGAGTAGACTTTTGGGCCAATGTGTGATAAGTGGGTCGGAGTATGATCCTCCCAGACATGCTTCTATGTTCACTAAACCCCTGCTTTTCAGCGGGGGTTCTTTTTTGCTTTGTTTGCCAGTAAGGTCGCCAAAGTAGGGAGGTTACGTCATGTCAAGTGAAGTCTTTGTTATATCGAAGGGCTTGGAGATCGACGCCGAGATAATTGATGCTGTCTTTGACTTTATGGATGAGTGCCACGACGAAGGATACAACGCCGCTCAGATCATGGTGGCGATGCTTTGCGTAGTGCAGATGATACAGGAATCCGCAAGCACCTCGCAATCAATCCATTGATCGTGTATCATATGGGTGAGCTTTTCCATCGGAGGTGAGCTTTTCCATCGCAGGGGGTCCAATGTCCATTCGCTTCTCAATCAAGTCCGACACCGATCAGATGCGCAAAAAGCTGGACAACCTGGCGCGTCGGCAGATCCCCTTTGCGGTTGCCAGGGCAGTCACGCAAACAGCGGTGAAGGTGCGTAATGAGGACATCACCCGCGAATACATGCGCACATTTGAAGCGCGAAATTTATCTTTCATTATGGCTGTTCACCGCGTTTACGGTGCCAACGCATCGTTTGCCAAGCGCACAGGGGTTGCTGTGGCGTCCATTCAGCCTGTTGATGACCCAGTGCCATCAGGGACAACCCAGTCCGCTGCTGGCTCTAGGCAAGGCACAAAGAAGACCAGAGCTGGCACGCAGTTCATGAAGCGCCATGTCAAAGGCGGGATCAAGACATCTGGGCGTACAAAGCTGGCCATTCCGGTCACTGGGGCCAAGCTGACCAGGCGGCGGTCTGGCTCAATGGAAGGCGCAATGACAAAAGCGTCCAAGCCAAAGCAAGTGCTGGCCCGCAAGAATACATTCATTGGAACCAGCAAGCGCACTGGCAATAGCATGATTATGCAGCGCACTGGTAGTAAGAAGAACGCCAAAGTCCGCGCACTTTATACGTTGGCACCAAGCGCAAAGATTAAGCGCGTTTATGATCCCCTGCCAGCGGCCAAGCGCGGCATCGCGCGAACCTTCCCCACACTTTTCCGCAAATCTTTCGTCGGCGCACTGCGCACCGCAAAAATGCGCGGATGAACTTTTCCCTCGGTGGGGTGAGCTTTTCCACTGGTGAGCTTTTCCCACGGTGGGGTGAGCTTTTCCCTCGGTCATGGTTTTGTGCGTTTTCGGTGGCGTTTTCTTGCCCGCTCGCCGCGATGCGGCACGATTTTGACGCCGCGCCGCAGAATTTGGGCGGGCTGATTTAATTGATAAAAATTGGCAATTGATGCGTTTTTCACTTGTGCGGCATATGCTTTATATATATTGAGGTAATAAGCGGTGACCTTGCCGCGATATGATGAGGAAAAAACAATGTGTAAAGAATGCAGAACTTACCCGCAAATGGCCGCGCTTGGCGCAATTGATTGTCACTATAAAACCGCCGCCGAATTTGCGGCGGGAATTGTTGGCATCATGTTATTTGCCGCGCTTGTCTTTTATGCGCCCGCGCTTATGGCAACGGAATTTTGGAGCGACGCTTGCGGCTATGGCATTTTCAATAATTGGCTTGAGGTTGGTTACTATTTCCAATCATCATCAAGCGCGCTTTGCGACGCCGCGCAAATTCAATCGCAATCAATCACAAACTAAACAGAACAAGTAAAAGAGGAATAAAACAATGAATGATTATGATCTCACACAATACTGCAACGAAATTGCTGAAGAAATCTCACGGGACGCGCGTGACCTTGAGCAAGCAACAGATTGGGCGCATGAAAGCGCAGACGGTTCTGAATATGTCATTTATTACGCCAAAGCACATGCCGTTTGCCAAAACTGCAACATTGACCAAGGCGAAGATTTCTTCTCTGAGTGCTACGGCGGCGAACATGGCATGTCATATGATGACATTGCTTGCAGTATGGCTTATGGCGAGATCAACGCACGGATATGCTCTCGCTTATGGCAGATATTTAAAAGTCGCGAAGGGGTGGCGGCATGATGGAAACTGTTCATACGTTTTTAGAATATCACGCTTTTGAGGGCGGAGAATTGTCCTCTGAATATGCGCGAGAATTGTTGATTGACGCGATAAATTGCGGTCTGATATGCGACGCTCAATCGATAAATCAAATTGACGTTGAAAGAGAAACCCGCGCTGCTAATTGCCGCGCTAGTATTATCGCGGAGGGATTGTAATGGAAAAAACATGCAATCTTTGCGGTATTGCAATCATGCTGGCAATCATGGCGTTGATCTAAGCGCGCCGCCATAATCTAACATCAAGCCCGCCATTTGCGCGGGCTTTTTGCTGCGCGCTTGCCTGCCAGCGCGTCCGCCCGCCATTTGCGCGGGCTTTTTGCTGCGCGCTTGCCCGCCCGGTTGCCAGGCTAAAACGTGCCGCGCAAATAGCGCCGCACATTGCCCAAATTAATCGCGCTACCCCATAGGCCTGCCGGATACACCGGCCATGAGCGGCTCTAAAAAGGGGCCGTTTTTAGGCCGTTTTAAGCGCGGTTTGCGGCCAAACGGCTCGCAACCTATCAAAACCCATTCCTACCGCTCAAATCGATGTACAATCGCGCTCAAGCGGGTCCTCTGGCCGAGCTGCCCTGCGGGTACGCGCGAGG